CTCAGCAGCCTCTTCAGGTATCTCTGGAGCTCTTGTTAATGGTACTGTAACAGCCTTGCAAGGTGGTGATATAGGCGATATAGCTCGTACAGCTGTATTAAGCGGTGTCACAGGCTATGTAAACGGCTTAGGTACTGAACTAGAAGGTGTACAGTCTCAACTAGACGCTGCCTTTAAGACAGGCGATATGTCTAATGTGTATGCTTTAACATCCGAAGTAGACCGTCTAAATGGGCTAATCGACATAGCTACAAATACTGATAAGGCTTTACAGTTTGCTAATTTAGTAGAACAAGGAGGAGACCCTCTTAAATCAGCTATATCTGTTTTTGGTGCTGATATTGCGAACTATATAGATGTGGAAGGGACTGTAAATTCAGGACTAACAGAGCTATTCGGTGGTGAAGTTGCTGACGTATTAATGCAAGACAATGCGTTTACTGCGACACTACTTGACCAAGCTGCTGGTAGAAACCTTGGTGAGAGTATCGCAGATAGGTACGGTAGTCAAGTAGCAGACTGGTTAAGCGACGGTACTGAGAATGGTAAGGCTTTAGGCTTTGCAGGTATAAAGACTGTTGCTGAATACGGTAAAACAGGAGATGCTCGTAGTGCCTTGTTTGATGGTGTTAGAGAGTACTTTGATAAAGGCGGGGATGGTAAAGCTATTGAGGACTGGTTGAAAGAACTAGCTCCTGAGATAGACCTAGGCAGCTTATTCACTATTGGAGAAGACAGTGCATTGCCAGACCTTAGCTGGATTGAAGATGGACTTAAAGAAGCTGGTAGGTATGTTGATGAAAAGGCTCTACAGCCTGTTAAGGAGTTCCTAGCAGGTATGATACCTAAGGATTTTGAATTACCAGATGTAGGTCTTCCTGATGACTTTATAGACTTAGGAAAAGTTAAAGATACTATTAAGCAGGGTGCTAAAGATATACAAGAAAATATCCTGACACCTATAGAAGAGACCGTACTTAAGCCTACTGAGCAGATTGTTAAAGAACAGCTATCTAACTTTGATAATACGTTTCTTCAGCCTATTAAAGAAGAAATAAGCACCATTAATAGCGATGTAAGAGACCAGTTAGCTGACTTTGATACTACATACTTACAACCTATTAAAGAAGAAATAAGCACCATCAATAGCGATGTAAGAGACCAGTTAGCACAGTTTGATGATGAAGCTATACAGCCTTTGAAGAAAGTTGTTATTGATAAGTTACAAGAGTTAGATGATGCTATGTCAGCTTTTGATGATGAATACCTTCAGCCTATTAAAGAAGAGCTTAGTGCTACAAACAAGAATGTAAGGGAAGGTCTATCTGAAGCTAATCAGAAAATGAGGGATGAGCTCGCTGCGTTTGATAGGGATACTATACAGCCTTTGAAAGACGAACTACTAAGCTTAACTGATGAAATGAATGCGAGCTTTGGAGGCTTTGGAGATGTCTTATCAGACGTGCTAGGAAATGTCGGTGACATGTCTGCACAGCTTTCTAGGAAGAAAGGTACTGCGGATAATAGTGCGCTTGCTAGGATGGATACAGGGCAAACGTACACCTTTGAAGATTTACGGACAAATCCTTTGTTAAATAATGAATTATTCTCTTGACTTTTGAATAAAAATATGATATAATAAACCTATATAGAGGATAAAAAGAAATGACATACTTACAACTAGTGAATGCGGTACTTAGAAAGCTACGAGAAGACACCGTTCAAGTAGTAGCAGAAACGGAATATAGCCTTCTAGTAGGTGACTTTGTTAATGATGCTTTAACATACGTTGAAGGCTCTTGGGATTGGTCTTCACTAAGACAGGCTTTTCCTTTAACAAGCGTAGATGGTGTTAGTGATTACCCTCTAACAGGCTTTGGAATAACAAGCGAGATAATGTCCGTATACAATACTACTGAAAAGACAAGACTCACTTATCAGCCAAAAGCTTACTTGTTAGATAAGAAGTATCGTAACCCTTCATCTGGTAAACCAAGAGACTTTACACTCAACGGAACAGATGCAAATAACGATGTTATACTTATGCTTAACCCTACCCCTGAAGGTGTTTATGATTTAGTAGTAGATGCAGTTGTTAGAAACAAACTACTCGTATCGGATAGCGATACTACAAAGCTCCCTACACAGCCCATAGTCCAGTTAGCTTTTGCTTATGCTTTGCGTGAAAGGGGCGAAACAGGCGGTCAAGGGGCTATGGAGCAGATAATGATAGCTGATAGAGACTTAGGAAATGCTATAGCTCTTGATGCCGGTAATAATGCAGGAGAACTTGTATGGAGTGTTGTGTAAATGGCTAAACCTCTACAGCCCATAGTAATACAAGCACCTGCTTTCTATGGCTTAAACACGCAAGATAGTCCGACAGCTCTAACAGAACAGTTTGCACTTACAGCAACTAACTGTGTTATAGATAGATTCGGACGTATCGGTGCTAGGAAAGGGTGGTCTCCTTTATCAGGAACTACCCCATTACCTATAGTAACTATATCAGAATACATAAAGGATGATGGCTCTACTGAGATAATTAGCTCAACAGTCGATGAAATATATAAAGGAACAACAACACTAACGTCTATAAAGCCTGCTGGTTATGTTATGACTACAGGAGACTTTTGCTACACCACTGTATCAGGCGTCCACTACCTGTTTAACGAAGGTGAATTGCCTTTGTATTACGACGGTACTACTTGCGATTTAATCAGCTCTAAAGCCGGTTCAGTCGGTACTCCTCCAAGAGCCGGAATAGCTATATCAGGTTTTGGTAGGCTTTGGGCTTGTAGGACAGAGGCTAATCTACAGACTATTTACTGGTCAGACTTATTAAATGGTGCAGCGTGGTCTGGTGGCTCTTCAGGCTCTATAGACGTTAGTAAGACTTGGGCTTCAGGTGGCGATGAAATAACAGGACTAGGCATACACAACAACTTCCTATTCATCTTCGGTAAGCGTCAGATACTTATATATCAAGGCGCTGACGACCCAGCTACAATGGCTCTACAGGACACTATAGTTGGTATAGGCTGTTTAGACCACGACACAATACAAAATACAGGTGCTGATTTACTATTCCTATCTGAGTCAGGTATAAGAAGCATAAACAGGACTATTCAGGAGAAGTCAGCACCTATTGGGGATATCTCAAAGAATGTCCGTAATGAACTAACAGGGTATTTGTCAGGGGCTTTTAAGTATAAAAGTGTGTACTCCCCCGATGAAGCCTTTTATGTACTTTCGATAGTAGGTAGTGGTTTCTCATACTGTTTTGATATGAGAGCCCCTTTGCAGGATGGTTCGCACAGAGCAACAGTATGGAACAATATTAATCCATTATGTATGCTATACAGGACTAAAGAGACTGATTTACTGCTTGGTAAAGAATCAGGAATAGCAGAGTACACAGGTTACACAGATAACGAGCAACCCTACCAAATGAGCTACTTCAGCAACTACATAGACTTTGGAGCTCCTTCAAACCTTAAGATGCTTAAGAACCTTAAGATAACCTTTATAGGTGGTAGTGATACAGAGATAACGCTTAACTATGGTTATGATTATAGTTTCGCATACAAGAAGAGAGCATTTAAACTACCAGCACAGAACGTAGCAGAATTTGGTACTGCTGAGTTTGGTATTGGTGAGTTTAACCAAGGTATACTTGTTAACCGCCCATCTATCAATGCAAGCAGTAGCGGTCAGGTTGTTCAGCTTGGTGTAGATATAACAATCAACGGTTCGCCTATATCGGTGCAAAGAATAACAGCGCAAGCAATACTAGGAAGGGTAATTTAATATGTCAAATTATACTAAAGCAACAAACTTTGGGATTAAAGACTCACTCACATCAGGAGACCCTCAAAAGGTTATCAAGGGTGTTGAGTTTGATGCAGAATTTACAAGCATCCAAACAGCAGTTAACAGTAAGGCTAATATATCAAGCCCTATCTTTACAGGGAATATGACCGGTGAATCTGCTACCTTTACAGGGGCTATTACGGC